TTCCAGCTGAATTAGTAGGTGATACTTATTTTGCTGATGAAGATTATGCATTAAGTATTAACGCCGATAGTACATTTACGGCTACAAATGGTAGCACATTTCGTTTAATGGATGATATTAATTTTAAAACATCTTCTTCATTAGATTCAAGAGTAGATGAGATATCAAAAACCGATGGAACAATACCAACACATTTTAAATTAACTAAAAAAGCAAATTTACAATCTGGAACAAAAGTTACAGAAACATTTACATTTGGGGCTGGAAAAAAATTCGATAAAATTAATTTATCAAATAATAATGTAGTTCATATACTTTCTGTTACTGATTCAAATAGTAACACTTGGTATGAAGTTCCATTTTTAGCACAAGATACAGTCTTCCAATCAGTTGAAAATAATACTACAAATTCTCCTGATGTGGCTGTTCATAAAAAAGATGCACCTTACTTATTAAAGTTAATTAAAACTACAAGAAGATTTACAACTCATGTTCGAGCAGATGGAAAAACAGAATTAAGATTTGGTTCAGGTATTAGTACAAATCCTGATGAAGAAATTACACCAAACCCAGATAATGTTGGTTCATCTTTAGGAACTGGTATTTCAAAACTTGATGAATCATTTGACCCAACTAATTTCTTAAAAACAAGAACATATGGATTAGCACCAGCCAATACTACATTAACTATAGTTTATACATATGGTGGTAGTAATGAAGATAATGTATTGAGTGGTGAACTTAAAAATTTAGATAACTTAAGTCTTACATATGATACTACTGGGTTAGATACGAGTAAAACAAAAGATGTAAAAGGTTCAATATTAATTACAAATCCAGACCCTGCTACTGGTGGAAGTGATGGGGAATCAAATGAAAGAATTAGACAAAATGCATTAGCCTATTTTAATTCACAAAATAGGGCAGTTACACAGGCAGATTATATCACAAGAACTTATTCATTACCACAAAAGTATGGTAATATTGCAAAAGCATATATTGTTCAAGATGAACAATTAGAACAAAATACTCAAACTATTATGAAGAATGGTAAAATTACAAAACAAGCAAATGTAACAACAATACCTAATCCATTAGCATTGAATATGTATGTTTTGGGTTATGATAGAAAACAAAATTTAGTAACTTTGAATAACGCAGTGAAAGAAAATCTTAGAGTTTATTTATCACAATATAGAGTTATGACAGATGCGATTAATATTAAAGATGCATATATCATTAATGTGGGTGTAAGATTTTCAATAATTACTCAAAGAGGACATAATAAAAATGAAGTGTTGTTAAAGGCAATTGAAGCTGTGAAAAAACATTTTGATACACAGAAATGGCAAATAAACCAACCAATAATTATGAGTGATATTGCGTATAAAATTTCATTAGTAGAAGGTGTGGGAAGTGTTGTTCCACCTGAAGACGATAATCCACAAAAACAATTAGTTGTAATTGAAAACTTATATAAATCAAGTAATGGATATAGTGGACATGTATATGATTTACAAGCAGCTACCAAAGATGGTATAATATATCCATCATTAGACCCAAGTATATTTGAACTTAAATTTCCTAATTTAGATATCGAGGGTAGAGTAGTAGGAGATATTTAATGTATTATTTCGAGTACCCAATAACAGATACAACAATTTATGAGGGGAGTGTAACTTCATCCATAAACACAGGATTAGACCAAATTTTAGAAGTAAGAAAAAGTGTAAACTCTAATGGTAGTGTAATTGATGTATCAAGAATATTAATTAAATTTAATTATAGTTATATTTCACAATCAATCCAAAGTGGAATAATTCCAAGTACCGCAAAATATTATTTAAATTTATACGATGCAGTATCAGAAGAATTGGCTGTAGAACAAACATTAAATGCCTACATTGTTAGTGGAAGTTGGAATGGTGGAACAGGCTACCTTGATAGAGACCCAAGTATTAGTGATGGTGCAAGTTGGAAATATCGTGATGATGATACTACTGAAACACAATGGTTAAGTGGTAGTGATACACAAGGTGGAACTTGGTTTACTTCAAGTTTTAGTGGACAATACGAATGTTCAGCCTCACATGATTTAGTTTATGAAACTACTGATATCCGTATGGATGTAACCGATATTGTTAAGAATCAAATTTATTCGGGTTCAACATATGGACAAAATGGGTTTATTATAAAACGAGAAAACTTAGTAACTTCACAAAGTCTTTTCTCAATCTATGACCCAACTTGGTCTACAGGTTCAGCAGAACATAATACTACTAAGTTAGGGGATTTAAAATTCTTTTCAAGAGAAACACATACAATCTATCCACCTAAATTAGAAGTAGAGTGGGATGATAGTTCTTGGGATACAGGTAGTTTATCAGAATTAAGTGCAACAGATTTAGATAGATTATCAATTTATTTTAATAATCTTAAACCAGAATATAAAGAAAAATCAAAAGTAAAATTTAGATTTACAGGTAGGGAATTATATCCAACAAGAGGCTTTGAAACAACACCAGCAGCATTGACAGTAAAAACTTTACCAAAGGGAACTACTGCAATGGGACAAGGAACTTATTATTCAGTTAAGGATGCGGAGACTGAAGAAACAATAATTCCATTTAGTACTGGTTCAATTGTTAGTTGTGATTCTACAGGTAACTTTTTTAATCTATGGTTAGATGGTTTTCAACCAGAAAGATTTTATAGATTTCAAATTAAGGTTGTGAGTGGTAGTGGAGCAACTGAAACATCTATGATATATGACGAGGACTACACATTTAAAGTGGTGAGATAAAATGCCTTTTATAATTACAGAGCCATGTGTAGGAACTTGTGATACAGCTTGTGTGAATGTTTGTCCAGTAGATTGTATTCATGGGCCTGATGATACAGAAGGTATGGGTGCAGAAGCAATGGAAGATGGATTTAATCCTGAGGGAAAACAACTCTATATAGACCCTGAAGAATGTATCGATTGTGGAGCTTGTGACCCAGAATGTCCAGTAGAAGCAATTTATGATGAAGAGGAAGTTCCAGATGAATGGAATAAATATATTAAAATTAATTATGATTTTTTCGGTAGGGAGTTAGATTAATGCCATATACAATAAAACAGGCTCGTAAAAAAAGTACTTCTTATCAAAATCAAATTGATGCTGATAAACAAAAACAATTAAAATCAGTTCAAGAAAATTTACAAAGAATGGCGATAAGTGGTTCTGATGCTAATGCTACAAATCCACTTAGAGATGATAATGGATTTTTAATATCATATGAAAGTCCAGATAAACCAGGAACTTCACTTGAAGAACCATATCAATATGTAAGATTACCAATCTATCAAAAATCAGCGACTGTTTTGAATGTTGTTAAACATTATGGTAAAAAAATGCAATTCGAAGAAATATTACCAACATCTATTGATGAACCTACTACTGATGATACAGATTTAGTAGCAAAAGAAGCTGAACTAAATGCCAAGGTTGCCGCAACTGATGAACTAAATGAGGCGTTAGAAATTGCAATAGAAGAATTAAATACAAAAATAGCGGAAATGTAAAATGCAAGTAAAAGGTTTAACACAAAAGGATAAGATACAATTAGAAAATCCAAGAAAACTATATAGTTCTTTTGGGTTGGATAGTAACGATTATGTCCATTTATATATCTATGATTTAGAAGATAATTTATTAAGTAATGAAGTTTTACCTATTACCGAATTTAATTTTGAAACTGAAGGTGTTATGGATGTTGATGTTGGAACACATGTCAGACAAGCTGGATTTGATGAGGGTAGTTATAAAGTAAAGTATTTATTTTTAAGGACTGTGGCTGGTAAAGAACAAACTTTACTAACAGATGAAAGAGGTTTTGTTCATGTTGGAAAAGCACAAACAAGAGTTGTAGGTGGTAAAACTCAATATTTTGTAAATAACACAAGTGGAGATAAAACAAACTTAACAGAGTTATATCCAAGAGAATTAAAATATACTATTAAAGAAATTTCCGCTAATAAAAAAGAAGTTAAAGTTGGAACACAAACAATAAATAATATTCAATATAAAAAGAATTTTCAAAAAATAAATCGACCAATTGTTTATAATCCAAAAAGAAGTAATGGTGGTGGTAAAATAAGATTTGATTTAACAGACCCACAAATATTAGTTGCAACTTTAGCAGATAATGATAGAGGATTTATAGATGCTCATGTAGGTGGTGATATTATTATTAAAGGTATGTATCGATATACAAAGGCTGAACAACTACAACCAAGAACACCACCAGCGGCTATGGGTGCTGCACAAAGAGCACAAGTTTTTGAAACACTCAGTACAGGAGAACCAACAGACCCGAGAGTAGATACTGAAAATTTAGAACAACCTACAGCAGATTACGAGAGATTTAGAGATGAAGATGTTTATGGTAGTGTTTGTTTTGTTGGTGATACAAAAGTAAAATTAAGTAACAATCGTACCATACCAATCAAGATGATGAAACCTGGTATGAAAGTTAAAACAGAACAGGGTTACGCAAGAGTATTAAAGGTAGTTAAAGATAATAGAGGATTTGGTGATAAATTAGTTCAGTTTAAAAAACTTATAACTACAGACCACCATCCAATAAAATATCGTGGTAAGTGGTATATGGCAAATGAGATTGGTAAGGAGTTTATATCTAAACCATTGGATGTTTGGAATTTAGTATTAGATAAACATCATACAATATATGCTAATAATATAGTTAGTGCAACTCTTGGTAAGTGGAGTTCAACACCATCTTCACATTGGAGTGAGCGTTTTCTTGAATCAAGAAATAGAAGAATTGATATGTTAAGAGGATTGGATGAATCCGATGATGGTGGTGATATAGAGAATTCTTATAGGGCTAATCAGTATGATTCAGAAGATGAAACTATTGTTGATGAACCATTTACTGCAGTTACACGAGAAATTATAGAACAAAGTTTATTTGAAGAAAATCTTGTAGATGATACAGGAACTTTTAATACTAATGCTACACCAGAAGTGATGACAACTTATACACAAGTTCCAGTTGATTATAAAGCTAGAATTATTGAAGTTCTTGATAGAGATAGAATTAAAGTTAGTTTAAGTTATGAAGCTGGTGCTACACAAGCTGGACATAGTGGTGAAGATAATTCAAGAAAAATATTTGATAGTTGGGTTGTTAATTTTACAAAAAGTGATATCTACAGATTAAATACTTACCTTGTTACTAAGAGTGGATATAATTTAGTTACAAATATAGCAGATGCAAAATCACCTACAGAACTTGGACCACTTATGGATGCAGGGGATAAAGATTCAAGATATTTTAGATTATATGAAACACTTGAAGATGATATTGAAGAAAATGATTTATGTTATTTTGTAGAAGAAAAAATGGAGCCATATGAAGATGTTGTTACCATAGTTCCATTTGAAACGGATGATGAAGAGTTTTTATTTTTAAGAGTACCAGATTTAAATTCAGTTAATAATCCAATTACATTTAGAGGAACACCATTTAAAAAACATGGTGATTTAGTAGGAACTGATTCAACGGTCATACAAGATATTGAAAATCAAATACTATCATCAAGTATATTAGATGTTAAATTAAATATAGATTATTCTCAAAGAACGAATGCACTACAAAATGATGATGAACCACAACCTGGAACAAGTGATTATGGGTTTGGTAATTTTGTACATTTTGGTAGTGCTGTAAAACGAATTGAAAACTTTAAAAGTAAATTAGAGTTAGTAGAAAAATATACATCACAAAGTTTAGCATTAAATAATGTAACAGGTTCTTTGGGAACGAGAACAGAAATTGATAATAAAAAGAATAATGTTTTAAATAGTTTTGACCCATATGAAAAATATTTGTATTATGAATCTGGTTCTTATGTTTCATCTTCAGTTGGTGAATATTATAATGCAACATGGCCTAAGGATAATAGTTCAACACCATATGTAAATAATCATACAAGTCATTCAGATTCAACAACTTGGTTTGATACTTGGAGAGATTATGCAAAAACATATGATATTCAGAATCAAAATAGGTTAGTAAATAATATACCACAGCATGTTGGGAATGATAGAGATAATAATGTATTTTTAGATTTCGTTGATATGACAGGACAACAATTTGATGAAATTTGGACTTATCTAAAACACTTTACAGATATCAATGACCATTCAAATAAATTATCTGATGGTATTTCAAAAGATATTGTTCGTGAAGTGGCAAAAGGATTTGGTTTTCAAGTTGATAATGGAAATGATTTAGTTATTTTACCAGAATATTTATTGGGTAAAAATCCTGATGGTTCAGATAAATATGAATCACCACAAGAAGAAGTAACAGAAGAAATATGGAAAAGAATTTTAAATAACTTACCTTTCTTTTTGAGAAACAAAGGTAACATTAGAGCAGTTAAGGGATTATTAAATTGTTATGGTATTCCAAGTTCTATGTTGAGAGTTCGTGAATATGGTGGTCCAGATTTAAATGATAGAGTAAGTTATGAAATAAAAAGAAAGTTTACATATGCATTAGATTTTAAATCAAGTGAATATGTTAAAACATCATGGGCTGATGATACAACAAGTGGAATAAAACCAGAAACTATTGAGTTTAGATTTAGAAGTCCAATATCAAAAGACCAAGTTATTGTTCAAAAGGATGGAGATTGGGCAATACAATTGAGAGATAATGGTGAAACAGATGCATATGGATATTTAGATTTTGCAATTAGTGGTTCATCATCCGTTGGTTTGGTGAGTTCATCTTTACAACCATTTTATAATGATGATATGTGGAGTGTAATGTTAACAAGAGTATCACAGAGTGGTACTGATTTAACTGCAGATACTACTTCACAAAAAATTAAATACGAGTTAAGTGCTAAACAATATGATGCTGGAAGAAATAAAATTTTATACCAAACATCAGAAAGTTTAAATGTTGATGGAACGGTCGCGGCACAAACAAGTTGGAATGATAAATTCCAATCGAATGGTAATTTATATATTGGTGGTAGTGGAAGTAAATTTGTATCTACTAAATTTAGTGGTTCATTAATGGAATTCAGATTATGGAGTGAACCATTATCACAAAGTGCATTTGAAAATCATGTTAGAGCACCAAAAACTTATAATGGTAATACAACATCTTCTTATTATGATAATATGATATTGAGATATCCATTGGATAATAATGTAACTTACGCAACTACTTCATCAATTGTTAACAGAGCATATCCTGAAACTTATAAACATAATGGAACTACAAATTTATTTACTGGAAATGCATATAGAAGTTTAACAGATATTGAAGAAATGAAAATTCCAAATATTGGTCCAAATCGTAGAAATGCAACCAAGATAAGAATTGAACCTACAAGACTAATTAGTTCATTAACACATAATGTAAGAAGTGAAGCTTCAGCATTTGATTTAGCTCCTGTAGATAGTAATAAACTTGGTATTTATTTTTCTC